ATCCAGTTGACCTCTCAAGCCAACCAGGATGCCAGCCGTCACAAGACCCTTGTCCTGGGCCTCATCGATGCGGCCATGGAGACGCTCGAACCCCTCATGCATCTCCTGGAGGGTGGTCGAGGCATCCTTGTCACCTTCCTTGACGAAGGCATCGAAGTCCGGGCGCAAGTCATCGAGCCCGCGAATCCTCTCGTCATGCTCGGCGAGCGTGTTGGAGAATCGGGACTCAACCTCGGCAAGCAGGTCAGGGAGTCCAGAGACCCCCTCGAGCAGGGACATGAAGTTCGACGCTTCTTGCGCGAACTCCTCCTTGACCCTCTGAATCGCATGCTCGAGGTCTTCTTGCAGCAGTGCCTTATCGAGCGCCTCGTCCAAGGCATCCAGGCGCTCCAGCGCCCCGTCGACGAGCAACTCCTGCAGATCCTTGCGCACCTGCACGACGTTGGCGGCAGACTCGCCTTTGAACTGCTCGATGATCTCTTCCAGGGCGGCGATGCGATCGCGCTGATCCTGGATTGCCGCATCGATCTCGGCGCGCTGGTCCTTCAGAATGCCGCCGACAGCAGCATAGACGTGCGATAACTCGTTCATGCGGACATTGCCTTCTCAATTGCTTTTCGAGCGATGATCTCGGCGACCATCCGCTGCTCTTCGGTCGGCTCTTCTTTCGCCGGCGGCGCATTGCCAGGCGGCTGCAGGTTCACGCCATAGCTCAGGGGCACCAATTGCTGCTGCACACGCGGCTCATCGCCAAACTCGACCGGGGGGAGGTTTTCGCGGCGGCGCAGTTCGTTGGGCGCAGCAATGCCAGATTGCGCGAGCTTGGCGTAACTCTCGGCCCTCTCGCGGAGGTCGGCCCGCAGGAACGCCTCCTCGACGTTGAACAGGATGTGCTCATTCGGCGGCAGGGCGAAGAATGCGGTGAACGCATCCTCGATGTGGTCGACGTAAAAACCCAAGCCGCTCTGGATGAAGAACCGGGTGAGAGACTCGACATTCTGGAAGCTGGCTTTCTCGAGGTCACCCAGCAGAAAGCCGGGAACCCGGAAAATCTGCGCGACCTGCCGCTCCGAGAGTCCGTAACTCTTGATCAGCTCGGCGTCGACGGCTGACATGTCCATCGGTTGCCACTCCATTCCCTCCTGGAGGACGACGGGCTCGCCGGTATGGGTGCTGCGGGTAAGCTGCATAAAGCGATCCTTGATCCGCTTCATCGCCGCTTCCTCGAGTTGTTTCGGGTGGCGCAGGATGCCGCTTGGCCGGCTGGAGTTGTGGAAGAAGTGAGCCGTGCGCTTGTTGATCTCGGTGCCGGCGAGGGTCGGATAGACCGCGGCGACCAGGGGCGTTTCACCTACCAGCGGATGCCGGGGCGTAAACAGGCGGATGTGCAGCACGTCGCGGTAAGGGAACCACTGGTCCTCCTCCCAGCCGGCGATATCGCCCATCGGGTCGGATCCATGGCGATAGAAGATCTCGCCACTCTCCGGCTCGATGTAGGGCCAGATCATGCGGGGGTTCACGGGCCACAACGCCGACACTTCGCCGCGGTCATTGCGCTGGGCGACCGCATAAAAGTTGCCGTCGAGCAACAGGCTGCGCATCAGGAACAGCATGAAGTCGCTGCGGGTCTGGATCCGGTTTGGCTTACGGAAGATCCGGTGCGGAGCTTTTTGGTCCTGGCGGGTGCGAGACTGGTCAGGGTTGATCAGCCAGTGCTCGATCGGCATCCGGGAGATCTCCTGGGCCAGAATCGCGACACAGGCATAGACCGGGCCGAAGCGTTCGAAGTCGGCCCCGGACGGCGGCGCGAGATCCATTTGCCACCAGTTCCATGGCGTGGAACTGCCCTCCCGGCCACCAAACGGCGATCCCCAGAGATTCCAGAACCCGCCGCCGATCGACTTCGTCATCAAACGCGAGCCGATGCTTGCGGCCAGGGTTCGTAGATTCACTTCGCGTCCTCGGCGACGATATCGCTACGCTTGTAGGTGGAGCGGGTGCGTGAGCCTGGCGGGCGCCCGCGCCGCTTCGGTCGCGGCTCATCCGGCGGCTCGGCTTTGCTCGGAGCGATGACCGCAGCCGAATACCCGCCGACTGGTGGAAGACGATTGGCGTTCAGCCCCGCGGCGAGCTGGACTGAACCATCCGCCACCTTTTCGTCCACCTCTTCCTCGAGGATCCAGCGCACGGTCCCCGGCTTGATTTCGATGTCGTTACCCATGGCATCAAATCCTCGCACTCCAGGTCGCTGCGCGTAAACCGCGACGAATTTACGATCAGGCATGCTTGTCACCTGCGGCTTGAGGATCTGCGGCCGGAGGTTCTGCGGCCGGAGCAGGAGGCTGTTGCGATCCAGCCCCATGGGCCCCGGATCCGCCAAGAGCTTGCTGGGAGCTTTTCGCGGCAAAGGCCCGCACGGTGTCGCTTTGGGAGTCCGGCTTGTAGCCAACCGGCGGGCCCTTGATCGCGGCCTCGATTTCCTGGGGGGTGTGCTCGGTCATGATCATGACGTCGCCGGCGGTCTGCGCGGCTTTGGCGTCGGTGAGCTTCATGAAGCCGAATTCGCCAACGCTCACGGGCTTGTAGGCCTTGTCGTTGTCGTAGATGTCGATGAAAGAGGGAGTCGCGGTAAGCGCGACAACTTTGGCGAGATCGATGCCTGGATTCATGCGCTTGCCCCTGAAGAGGTGAAGGGAAAGCGCCCAGCCACTCCTGTGACCGGGCGCCTTGTCGCTGGCGTTACAGCATGCCAGCGCTCGAGCTACTTACCAAGCGACGCCGGTCAGCACCTGCACACCACCCGGCCGCACGATGCGCCAATCCAGGCCCATCGTCATCTTCAGCGCGACGCCGTCCTGCTGCCAGACCGAGATCACCGGCTGGGCTGCGGTGCCCGTACCGTCGACGATCTCCAGCGGAGTCGTGTCCTCCATGTGCAGCGTCGGCTGATCGGACACGTCGATCATGGGCGCATAGTCGTTGCCGTGGGCAATCGCCTGACCACCGACAAAGGCCACGACGCCGGACGGGACGTTGTCGCTGACGATGATCGGATAACCGGCGAAGACCCCGGCCTGAACAGCCGAGCGATACGGGTAGGTGCCATTGGCGGCGTTTTGGACCATCTCCAGGCCCAGGCGGCGCAACGAGTTCATGATCCAGGCACCGCCCATGCCGGCGCGGGCCCCGATCACCCGAGAGAGCACACCGCGCACGTCGGCATCGATGTTCGCGCTGGTGGCGCCGGTGGAAGCGACGATGTTCGCCGCGACGGTCTCGGTGGCATCCTGCAGACCGGCGGGACGGGTGACACTGCGGGCAACGGCATCCATGAAGTAGGTATCGAGCCCTTCGGCGGTGTCGTCGAGCATCTGCTGGCGGATCACGCCCTCGATAGCGGGGATCGACCGGCGACCGATTTCCTTGGAGAAAACGGAGATCACGCCCAGCTTCTTCGGCGTCATGTCCTTGCCGCCGAATGCGCCTTCCTTCACGGGAATGGGTTTGTTTTCACCGACCCAGCCGGCGGCGAGCTTGCCGCGACCGGTGTTGGACGGGAAAGTGACCTGCCCGTAACGGTCGAAATCGAAACGAACGCCGGGGACACGCGGGTAGACCGAGATGTCGCGGATCAGATCGAGGAACTCGCCCCACGTCTCACGCACCAGGGGCTGCGCCCAGGCGGCATCGGTGGTAATGGCCGGATCGACCGCTGCGCGGGTGAGCATGAGGATCTCGGGCTCATCGCGAAACGCATCCTTGACGATGTCGACCGGATTGCGATTCTCGCAGTGCGCCTTCAGCATCGTCGCCAGTACCGCGATGGAGCGATGCCCCTTCTGCCGGTGCTGGTGGATCTCGATGCGCGAGGCGGCGGAATTGGACTGATGCTCGGGGTCGCCCGCGGGCTTGGACTTGATCATGGTCTGCTTCTCGATCCGCTTGAGAGTCGCGAGGTTCTCCTCGGCTTTCTCGATCTGATCGGACAGTTCCTGGATGCTCGCGGAGGTCTCTTCCGACATCGAGCCGTCGTCTTCGACGTCGCTTTCGTTGATCTCCTGGATGCGGTTGCGCAGAGCGGTGATCTCAGCCTCCTTGGCCACGATCTTTTCGGAAACACGGTTGGTCACGGTAGTGGTCCTCGATTTCGGGTTGCTCGGGGGGTTCTTTGCGCCGCTGACACGCGACTTGTCGGGATGCAGTTGGGCACACGCAGACCCGCATTCTTTGGCGACTACATCGTCACCTAGCAGCAGTCTTCGGGTGTCCTCACTGATCCCAAGTGCCTTGATCGACGTGAGCAAGGCGGCGGAATTCGCAGGCACAGAGACCAGCGAGCATTCCAGCAGGGAATTCTTTCTCAGGCGGTAGCCTCCCCAGGGCTTTTCCTCGTCGAGGGGCTCGGCTTCGCCTGGCATGAATCCGACCGAGACCGCGCGCAAAATGCGCTGCTCAAGCAGTTCGCGAATCTCGTCGATACGGTTGGAGGTGCCTTTCGCGGCGAGCTTGAGCCGGCCCATCAGCTTGCCGCCCTCGACCCGGACCTTTTCCCATGTGCCGATCGGGAATCCGGAGCTGTGCCCGAACAGGGCGATGGGGTTTTTCTTGAACTCGGAGAGTTTCCAGTCTTGCTCGACGATGTCGCCATGACGGTCGACGTCGTCGGTAGACATCACAAACTCGAGCGGGTCGTCAGCGGACTGCAGACCCTGTTTGTAGACGGGGGAGGTCGAAGAACGGGTGGTCATCGGCAGAGGCACCTATCGTGTGCCTCGCCGGATATGACACCGTCGCGAGGATGGGACTATTCGTCGTCCGGGTCAGGTAGCGGATAGCGTTTACGCGCGGATTTTCCAGGTCGTGACCGGGCCATTTGCAAAAATCCTAGATGATAAAATGTGGAGACGCAAGATATTGTGGCATCAGCAGGGGTTCGCCACAACTTCGGGGGGCACAAAAAACCCGGCGCGGGGCCGGGTCGGTGGGTTACGGGGATTCGTTCAGCTTTTGAGAAACGCCTCCAGGGCTCGGCGAAGCCCCTTGCTGGCGTTCCCGTTGCCGAGCTTCTCGGCTAGCGCTTTCTCGGCCGGGGTGAGCCGGAACGTGACCGACTCGGTTTTTGCTTCGCCGATGCTCGAGCCCGCGGGTCGGCCGGCGCCTTCTCGTTTTCCGCCTTTCATTGCGGACCTCCAATCTGTGTTGACTTGATCATGCTGGTCGATGTCCTCGGCCAATCAATCATGCCGTGGCGCAGAATGAACAGGTCGACCGCCTTTTCCGCCCGCATGATCTGCGTGGGCAGATCGTCTCCCAGCGGCGAGATGAACACATTCGCCTCCGGAGCACTGACGTTGCCGAAGGCGCCAAGCACCAGCTTGAACCCCTTGTAGACCTTGATGATTTTCATGCTGTTCTCCAGTGTGTGGGCCCATCCTTGGGCCGGGGTTGAATCAAAAGTTGATGTCGTCGTCGCCCGCGAAGGACTCCAGGGATGGAGGACGACCCCCAGCCCGCAG